AAGTTAAAAGAAATTTTAAATATATTTTAGAAAAATATATAAAAGAAAAAGCTAATATAAGTGTTTCAGCAGCAAATATCTCCAAACAAGATATAGTTGATTTAATTTATGATAATTATCCTGAGTTAAGAGACAATTAAAAGGATGTGATACTAATGAGTAATCCTACTAGAGCTCCCACAAAAGAAGAGGTAAGGGAATACTATGAGCAAAATAATGTTTCTTTAAAAGAGTGTGCTAATCATTTTGGGATATCTGAAAATACTGTTAAAAGTTGGAAGAAAAGAGATAAAGCTAAGGGTGATGATTGGGTGCACCTAATAGATAGCTCGGGTGCACCCAAGGGGGCAGAGGGAAAATCAAAAAAGCAACTTATAAATAAAGCTAAATCAATGGTTATACAAGGGGCAACTATAAAAGAAGCTTCAGAGAAAACAGGAGTCAAGGAAAGTACACTTCAAAACTATTCATCTAAAGAAAACTGGATAGAACAACAAGAAAGATTCCTGAAAAATGTATACGGAAGGCTACAAGAGGAAGAAGGAGAAAAACATATACAAAGGAGAAAGGAAGCTATTGATTATCTTAACTATATTCAAAAGAAAACTATGGCCAAGTTATCTAATGGCGATTTAGATAAAAAAGATGCTGAAATCTTTAATACAGTAGTTAATATAGTTCAAAAGACAATAGAGGGTCAAGCTCAATTATTAGGTATTCCTGAAATGAGATTGAATATTAAAAGAGATACTAAAGAAACTGAAAAAATAGAAGATAAAAAACCTATCTTTATAGCAGGGGGTGGAGAGCTTGAAGATTAATACTAAAGAGAATTCTGAATATGTTTATCTTCCTAATATTGTAGGAAAAAGATATGCAACATTTTGGAATTTTAAAGGGAGATACAGAATAGTAAAAGGTGGAAGAGGAAGTAAGAAAAGTTATACCACAGCTTTATGGTATATAACTAAACTTATGGAACTTCCTGGAAGTAACTTATTAGTTGTAAGAAAAGTATTTGATACTCACAGAGGAAGTACCTTTGCTCAATTAAAAACTGCTATGAAAAGATTAAAAGTCTATCATCTATGGAAATGTACTACTTCACCAATGGAAATGACATATATACCTACTGGGCAAAAGATTATATTTAGAGGATTAGATGACCCATTAAAAATAACTTCTATTACAGTAGATGTTGGATATTTATGTTGGGCTTGGTTTGAAGAAATGTACCAAATAGAAAATGAAGATGACTTCAATAAGATAGATGTTTCTATTAGAGGAGCTGTTCCAAATCACTTATTTAAACAAATTACTTGTACTTTTAACCCTTGGTCTGAAACTCATTGGTTAAATGATAGATTCTTTAAAGGTGGAAAAGAAGATAAAGATAATCTTTTAACTAAAGGATTAGCAATTCATAAGAATACCAAGGATATATTAGCTATAACTACTAATTTTAGAGCTAATGAGTTCCTTGATGAAGCTGACCTTAATGTATTTAATCTGATGAAAGAAGAAAATCCAAGAAGATTTGAAATAGAAGGAAATGGTAATTGGGGAATATGTGAGGGAACTGTCTTTTATAGGTGGGAAGTATTAAACTTTGATATTAATACTCTTATAAAAACTGGTAAATATCTAACTTGTATAGGACTTGACTATGGTTTTACAAATGACCCCACTGCTTTAATAGTTAGCTTAGTAAATGAAGATGAAAAAGAAATCTATATTATAGATGAACATTATCAAACAGGTATGTTTAATGAAGATATAGTGGAACTTATTAAATATAAGGGGTACTCAAAATCAGTTATAGTAGCAGATTCTGCAGAAGAGAAATCTATTAAATGGATGAAGAAAAATGGAGTTCCTAGAATTAAAAGTTCTGTCAAAGGACCAGATAGTATTATGTTTGGTATTCAATATTTACAAGGATATAAAGTCTTTATACATCCTAAGTGTAAAAACTTCATCATAGAGATAAAAAACTATGTATGGGATACAGATAAAAAAACTGGTAAATCATTAAATAAACCTATAGATAATTACAACCATTTAATAGATGCTTGGAGATATTCGGTAGAGCCACTATTGATTAGAAATAATGTTAATAAAGATAACTTTAAATTTATTACCAATAAAAAATAAAAGGAGGTGTGAAAAATAGAAAAAGATATAAAAAAGGCTAAAAAAGAATTACTTATATCAGGTGTAGTTAAGTTATTCCAAGAATCTAATACTTATGATGAAACTCTTAATAGTGAAAGTGTAAAAAGGATTATTAATGATATAGATATAGCTTCAGCACTTCAAAAACTTGAAAGAGCTGTTGCTGGTAGGAAAATACTTCCTTATGCTAAAAATCCTGATATGAGTGATTTAGAAAAAGAAATTCAACAAAGATTTTCAGGTATTAAATTCAATAGAATTATAAACCATTTAATCACAGCTAGGTATTTTGGATATAGTTGTTTTGAGATAGTCTATAATGAAGATTTTTCAATAGATACTCTTATACCTATTCCTTATGACTATATCAATTATGATACTAGAACTAAAGAATGGGAAATAAAGGTAGGTTCAAATAAAATTCCTTTAACTAGAGAAAAATTCCTTTTATGTATACATAAGTGGAATCCAGCTAGAGTTACTGGAACAAGTATATTTGAGTGTTGTCAACAAGCTTTCTTAGATAAATCTATGTTTCAAAGACAGCTTAGAGAGATAGCTGAAAAGTATGGGGATCTCATTGTTATCTATCCATATGATGTAAATATGGAAGAAAAGGAAAGAGAAGTACTTAGAAAATCTGTTGAAAATATAAGAGGAGCTTCTAGTATAGGAGCACCTGTTGACTTTAATGAAGAGTTTGACTTAAAGAAAGTTATAGACTTTATAAAGTTATCTGACTTAGACCCTAGCATTTATACAGAGTTAGAGAACAGAGAAAAAGAAAAGCTTATTCAAAATATTTTAGGATCTACTCTTACTATGGATAATGGTGGAGGAGCTGGAAGTTATTCTTTAGGACAAGTACACCAAGATGGATTTGAGCAAGTAGTAGAAGAGATATGTAAGTTTGTTACAGATTCATTATTTCAACTTTTAGAAATTGATTCTATGTTCTTTGGATATAATCCTAAAGATTTTGAATTTGTCCTTGAAAAGATATATACAGAAGCAGACAAGGTAGAACAAGAGAAAGAAAAAGAAAATTTGAAGTCAATAAAACTTGATAATATGTTGAAATTATCAAATATTGGCTATAAGCTCTCTAAAGTCTATTTAGCAGAGTATTTAGGTATAGATGAAGTTTCACTCGAAGAAAGTTCTACACCTACTATAATCAATGGAATACAAGGCGAGTTCTCAAAAAATAAGTTAGATGAATTACTAGAAAGAGTAAAAGAACAAGATAGTAATTTATTAGAAGAGATTGAAGAAAGCTTTGGAGATTTTTTCAAAGATATTTCAATACAGTTAAAAGAAAAATTAAAGTCCATAAAAACATTAGAAGATTTAGAAAATATAGTTTTAGATATGACTTCTTTAAAAGATAAAATGCTTATCAGTTTTTTAAAAGGTTATTTAGATGATTTAGTTATTAGTGGTAGTGTCTTATTACCACAGGAAATTATCAATCCTTTTAAATTAAAGCATGAAGAAGCTATACAATATTTTTTAAATAAATCTCCTATACTCTTTGACAAATTGGAAGAGATTTCAGCTAAAGTACAAGAAAGTTATTTTTACATAAAGAAAAGTACAAGCTTAGAAGTAACCAAAGCTTTGTACAATAACTTACTTTCAACTTTAAATGAAGGAAAGACTTTTAAAGATTGGTTAAAGATGTCAGAAAATATTTTAAATAAATCAGGATTTGGAGATAATCCTTGGTACTTGGAATTAGTTTATAGAAATAATTTAATGACTACTTATAATTCTGGTGCTTTCTATAATCAAGAACTTAATAAAAAGAATAAACCTTATGGAATGTATGATGCTGTTGGAGATAATAGGACAACAGATTTATGTAAATCTTTAGATGGACTTGTATATCCTTTGGACCATAGTTTTTGGAAGAACTTTTTGCCACCTAATCATCACGGTTGTAGAAGTAGGAGAATTGCTTTAAGCAAAGATGATGTAAAAGAATATGGATTAACTATTCATAAAACAATGGGAAAATCCATTTTAGACTTAAAAAATGAGCTTGGAGAATTCAAAGGAAATCAAGTCAATGCATTAGCTACTTCTTTACAGAAAAAAGATGAGAAAGTAAAAGAATTGAAAAAGGAAGTAAACTCTGCTTTAAAACAACTTTCTCTAATGGAGTGATGAGTTATGTTCAATGTAACAAATAATGGAAAAGTAGTTCTAAAAGGATTAGAAAAACTAAGTATAAACTCTGAAAAAACTCTTCCTTTGATGAGATATATAGCTGGAGATATGCAAACTAAAGTTGATTTTAGATTTAGACTTAGTAAAAATCCAAATGGAGAAGCATGGGCTCCACTCTCTCTTGTAACTATATCAAGAAGAAGAAAGGGAAGTAATAAACCTTTAGTTGATACTGGAGAGTTACGAGCTAGTATTACTTCAAAAGTCACTACTACTATTGCAGTAGTAGGAACTAATAAAGAATATGCAGCATATCAAAACTTTGCTGTAAAAAAGGGAGAATTAGGAACTACAGAAGTAACTGAAACTGTTAGAGAACATACTAGAAGGAGAAGAGGGAGAACTGAAAGAGTAAGACAACATACTCGTAAAAGAGAAGTATCTTCTCCTTGGGGAGATAAACCAGCTAGGGAGTTTATAGGATTTAGTAATAATCAAAAGATAGCATATGCAGCTATAATTAGAAAATATCTAAAAACAGGTAAGTTATAAGGAGATGATAATATGGTAACACCAGTAGGATTTTTATTTATAGGAGTAGCCGTAGGAGTAACAGGAGGTTTAGTTTGGGGAGTAGTTAGAGAAAGAAAGGGGAAAAATAAGAAATATATCTTTTGGGGACCTAAATTAGTTAAAAAGGAGGAAGAAGAAAATGCCAAAAATATTTAAAGCTGGAAACTATGGAGCAAAGGGAAACTATACAGTAGAAAACCTTAAAAGCTGGATAGGTAAAGAGTTCTCAATAACGGCTGGACATATAGGAGATTGGCAAAAGAATGGCTATCCTATAACAGCTATTCCAGTCGCTGGTACTTGTAAAGTAACTGATGTAGATGAGAACGGATATTTAATAGGAGAGTTCAATTATAACTCTTTTGGAGAAAGTATTAAGAAGCAATATCCTAATCTTTCAATAGGAATAGGAAGTGATGGTAATCCTAACCATTTAGCAATATTAGGATATGCACCACCTCATTTAAAAGATTTAGATAAGTCTTTTAGTGAGTTTTCTCAAGATTTAACATCATTAGAAACAACTCAAATAATAGAGTTTGCAGAAGATGACCAAACTAAGATTGATGAATTTACAAGCTATATTAAAGGTGTTGATGCATCAAAAATAAAGTTAGGAAATTTATTTGATGTTTTATGGGAAAAAGATAGTGAAAAAACAGCAGTAGATAAACT